TAGCAAATGTTAGTGGTATAGGTAATATTGCTACTACTAATATAGACGGCAATGCAAGTAATATTCTGTATGGTAATGGTATATTTGCATCAGCACCATCTCCGGGAGTTAGTTATGGCAATAGTAATGTAGCAACGTTTTTAGCATCGTACGGAAGTAATACAATTACTACTACTGGAAATATAACTGCAGGTAATATATCAGTGAGTACAGGTAATGTAACATTAGGAACATTAACTACTGGGGCAAACACAACAGCAGGAACTATAACCGGCAACTTTAGCTTAAGTGCCGGTTCAAGACTTAATGCAACATTTGCTGACTTAGCAGAATATTATGAAGCAGACAACCCATATGAAGCGGGTACTGTTTTGGCATTTGGTGGTGATAAAGAAGTTACACTAGCCGAAGATAACACCACAAGAGTTGCAGGTGTAGTATCAACTAACCCAGCATATGTAATGAATTCAACGTGTAAAGGTGAACATACTGTAGCATTAGCATTACAAGGGCGTGTGCCGTGTAAAGTTCGCGGGAAAATATTTAAAGGAGATATGCTAGTAAGCGGTGGCAATGGATTTGCTCGGCCTGTTCTCTTTCCGGTACTAGGTACCGTGATTGGTAAAGCATTAGAAAACTTCGAAGGTGAAGGTATTATTGAAGTAGCAGTTAGCAGACTTTAATAATAAATAAGATATAGGAATAATAAAATGACAACATACGCATATACCGCAAACATTGCAACACCGGCAGCTTCAGCAAACATTGCCACAGATAAGATTAGAATAGCCACTTCTAATGCAGCTATTCAATATACTACTAGCTTCCCTAATGTAGCATTGACTGGAAATGTAACATGTGCTACTAATAGTAACACAGTAACTGGTTCAGGGACATTATTTTTAACAGAATTGGGAATTGGTTATTGGATTGGTAATACTACTGGAAATTCAGCCGGTATCGTTAAATCAATTGCTAATAATACTAGTTTAACCTTAACAGCAAATGCCGCAGTAGCAATATCAAATACTACTGCAAGATTTAGTCCATATGGTGTTCCTTATACTGTGGCAACTGCTAATAGCGAAGTTATCCCCGCAAATACCGTAGAAAATAGTATCATTGTAGGCCAAGGCAACATTGTTTCTTACTTGTCATTGGCAGGTGCCAATAGTATATTCTCTATCACAGAATTGGGTATGCCGCATCCAAACACTGGTACATCAGGTGTTAACCCAGTTGGAAACAACCCATCCGGACTTCCCAACTATTGATTTTTAGGTCTTTAAGATAAATATATTTATATAGCATAATAAGGTGCTTCGTAATGTTAACTCATTAACGGCGGCTAGAACCCGCAACCCATATTAGGAGAAATCAAAATGGGACGCCCTCTAAAAATCGCAAAGGCTCAAGCAGTCTTAACAATCACTGATACAGCCGCAACAGGCAGTATCGTTACAGTATCAGGTGGAAATCTAACTACAACCCCCACAGTAGGTATAACTAAAGGTATGTCATTTGTAGCTGCTACAACAGTTGGTGGAATAACAGCTAACACAATTTACTATGTTAATTCAATATTATCAAATACTACATTTGATGTATCAGAAACTCAATTGAGTGTGCAGCCTCAAGTAGTCCCAACATTAACAGACGAAACAGGCCAATCAGTTAGTGTTTCATTTAATGTTGTTGATGCATACTTCAACAACCCAACAGCAGGTGCTGGTTTTCCAGCAACAAATGCTAATACATATAGCGTAGTTGGTGGTAATACCGCAATCATTGGTAACCAAGTATTAGCACAAGTTGCTATTGGTGTTAATGGTACAGGTACACTATATACTCCAATAGCAGTTAATACTAGTAATGTAGTGGCAGGGGTAGGTACTGATTTAGCTAACCTAACCACTGGGGCAGCAATTCAAGTTGCAGTGGCTAACATTAACGGAAGCACAGATTTTGTTAATTTAGGCTTTGCAAGTGCAACAAAAGGTAATGTTACCGTAGCTGTTGCTAATACAACAGTAACCGGAAATGTTATCGGAACTTCAGGCAATGCTCAAACGCTTGCATTAAATATGCCAATTAAGTTTGACGCAAATTTTGGTGGTTTAACTACAGGTACAACATATTTTGTTAAAACTATTGCTAATGCTGCTGCATTCACAGTTTCTACTGATCAAGGTGGAGCATCGGTACAGCTTACCGCTAATGCAAGTGTTACTGGAAATGCTATTATGAATCGTGTTGTGCTAACAGCTAATGCAAATGTTATTGTGGGCAATGCAGCATTCATCTTTGCAAATGATGAAGCAGGGTTCATTGTTCGTCAAAAAGGCAAGCAAAAGTATCTAGTAACAGGTTCAACTAGTGGTTTAACAGCACAATGCTTTACTGCAAATCTTGCAAATACTGCGTTGACACCAAACACAATGCGTATTCTTGCTACATATGCTAACAGTGCTACTCAAACAGTTCAAAGTCTTTCTGACCACACTGGTGAGTTGTTTACTGCTACTTCAGGTCCAATTGCTACTGGTAATATTGTATTCCAAAATGCTGCTCCAATATTTGCAACATTCAATACAGCAGCAGTTGCTAATGCAGATAACGGTCAACCGTATGAATTAGTTACTATTGCAAGTGCTTAATCATGACAACTGCAACAAGTAAGGTAGCTAAAATGCAACCAGAAACTGAAATTGCAGTACTTCAGATTCAAGTTAAGACCCTCGAAGAAAAAATCGGGGAACTTAAAGTGGATCTGAGATCACTTCATGATGCGATTGAATCTAATGCAGACGAAACTAGGCGAATGTTAAAATCTATGCGTGAGCAAGATGTTAAAGAACACAGTGAATTGGCTAGTAAAATTTCAGTATTAGAAAAATGGCGGTGGATGATGATGGGGGCCGGTATAATAATTGGCTCGTTAGGCTTCCCCACAGTGTCAGCAATACTAAAATAAAAAAAGAGACTTAGGTCTCTTTTTTTGTAAGTGCCTTTAATTTAGATTGAACAACATCAAAATTTACTGTACTAAACAATCCCGGATGTAATGGTTTGGGATATTGATTATCACCTACCCATGCATAACCGCAATGTTCTTCATTTAGATTTGGTACAAACTCATCGGCTACTTCACAGAAAAATGTATGATATGTGAAAGAATGATTGATGAATTTTTGAATAGGTATTAATTTTGCATTAATTGGAAACATACCTAATTCCTCTTGGCATTCTCTTGCAACACCCTCAAAGAGAGTTTCATAATCTTCTATTTTTCCACCCGGAATGCCCCAGTTTCCCGGGTTCTTATTATCGGTGCGTAATAGATATAGATAGCGATTTGTTTTATTGCTATAAAAGAAAACCCCTGCCGATGTATTGCTCATACTATGATTTATCACAATATTAGATGACGATAGAATAATCCCCTGCAGCATAGAAACCGTCGTAACTTTTCATCCAAATGTCATCCACAAAACGATATTGAACATTAGTTATTAAGTTGGTTACATATTCTAGTGTTGTTGGAGTTGCAGCAGTACTATCAAAACTTACACCCCATTCACCTGTACTTGCATTATATTGAATAATGTCATTAGCAAAAGCGACTACATTACCCCATGCTACTGTACTATCACCGGGCGCGCCAATATTATCAGTTAACAAATATCTACGACCGTTGATTGGTCCAGGCAATCCTGCGTTAGGACCGGTCATTTGAGGGTTTACAACGCCATCAACTGGACTTAATGTATTTTGCGGTAATGTATCAGGGTCAATGTTGTAAATCAACAACCTATCATCATTTGGATTGGGTACAATAGTGCCTACAATGTCAGTAGTCATATATGGATTTTGTAGCCAAATTTGACTAATGCCCGGTTTAACTGCCCCGTATACATTTAATACGCTAGACCAATATATATCTGTATCAGGATTAACCGGTAAATTTAGATTGATATTAGATGGATCAAATGCTATAGCCTCTGGTAATATCTGTAAGGTATTTCCTATTAATAATAGCTTGTATCCATATGGTGTAATCTTTTGTCTTGTTCCCAATAACATATCATCATTTTGCATATCTTGCAATGCATTACCTGCAAAAATACTGGCTATGATTTTCTCAACAACACCCATCTTCTTGACTTTACTTGCGGTGGTGATCCATATTGGCATGTAGAATTTCCAACTCATGACATCAATAGGATTGCCTGTATTAATTGGAATACTACGAC